AGAGTTGCCTATGGAAGTGTTTTGATCACCTGACTTGCGAGTATATTTGGTTTTATATTTGAAGAAGCGCCCAAACCCGGTAGTTTCAGTTTGCATTTCCAACGCCATGCTAACATTACTATCAGGATTGAACAACTTGTAAAAAGCAACCTCAGCTTTATGACACCCAGCACCTTGGGTTGAGTCAAACTGGCTGAAGTCATCTTCATAAAAACTAAAGCCCTTTTCCTTACAATCATGGTACCATGCTCCAATTTCATGGGGCAATCTCCCAGAACTATAAGAGATTATGCCACCAAACTGAGCAGCCAAAGCCTTGCTAACCATTGTCATAAATGGCCCAAGCACCATGTTAGTAGGTGAATGTTGCAAGCCCTGTATACCACGTGGATATTTTTGTCGAATATCCCCTTGATAAGGAGGAATAAGGACTTCATCTTTAATGAAGAAATTTCTAAAATGAACTTTGCGTTCATCCATGTTCAAACCAACAAGATTGCTATTAAAATCTTTGTAGTTTTGTCTCTTTGACATGGGTTGCGTTAATAACCACTCGTCAAGTGACATTTGCTTTGCTGAATGCACCGATTCAATAAAATATGGTATAGTATCAACAATAACTTCAGTCCACAAACCGACGTCATCAGAGTGCTTTATAGACAAATGTCTACCACACAATGATGCTTCTTCGTTGAGGCTAGTATTGGCAAAAGCAGCTGGTAACACATCCAACCACCCAGGTCCAATATGATATATATTCCCTATCTTATCGCAATTGTCATTAAATAAGGGTTTAACCGAATCGTTATCTTTAAACTTCTTTTCGGTTTCAAGTTTAGTATAAAACACAACATCATCACGCTCACCAATAAAACTAGGTTTTGAATAAAACCCGTTCTCTGGTACTGTGTGACATTGGTCAGTTCCTATAACCTGATTAACAATGTTGAACACGGAGCGATCATACTCCTGAGCTTCAACAACAGTCAGCGGCTCTGGTGTAAAATAATTTACATCACTAGGCTTATCAAGCCCGCCATTGACTTCAACGCAAAGTGCATCCATCACGGGCACACAAACGGCTGGTAGGGTTTTACCACAATGTGAAACCTTCACACTGGGTTGACCCCCAAACAACCGATTATGCATACCTGTTCGTGGCCACCATTCATTCAATAACAACAAATCACCACTATCGTCAGGAATGTCGATTAGCTGTGTCTTGAACAAACGCGATAGCCTATAATGACTATCAATAAATCGTGATCCACATTGATGGAGAAAGCTATACAAGCCAAAATGGTATGACAACAATGATGCGGCACAAACACTGGTTAAACCACGGTGCTTGGGATAAAAATATCCTGCACCAACGCTCCCAGCAGCAACAGCCACTGCAAACACAGATGCAAACCTATTCAAAGTTTGAAACAACCATTTCCTACTCAAAAAATGTACTTCGTATTGTGAACGCCTCCGTTCAATTAACTGCCATGTTGCACTTTCCTCTTCAACATCAACAAACGCAGTTGCAGCGCACTCGCGAATCCAACTGGTTTTATTAATGCTGTCTGGGTAACGTTTGCAAACATATAGCTTTAAAGAAGAAATTAAAGCAGTCATTGTAGCGGGGGTTCTGTCTTTGTCTAACACAAAGATTTGTGCATGCTCGAGGACATCCCTCGGGACTTCTAATTGACTGCGCTTACCATCTAACTCAGAGTTGATAGTAACGCAGGAATTTTGCAAAGCTTCGTCAGATGCCGTAGCCATAGTAGGGGTCCAGCTGATCTGACTATTTTTCGTAAAAAGTG